CAGAGAGAGACCTTAGCTTCGTAGCTCAAAGTGTGGGGGTAACCACTCTTGGTCTTGTTGGGGAGACATTAACAGGTCCGGCTTTCGAACCAATTTTTATCACAAACTATGATGATTTTGAATCATACTTTGGCGGAACGATTCCCGAAAAATTCGTTAACACTCAAATTCCAAAATATGAGTTGGCATACATTGCAAAATCATATCTTCAACAATCTAACCAATTATTTGTAACAAGAGTATTGGGTTTATCAGGTTATGATGCGGGTCCATCTTGGTCAATCACAACAATTGCCAATGTTGACGGAAGTACTGTAGGTCTTAATGTTCCAACAGGTACAACATATACTGTTAATTTTACAGGAACTACTGGTGGAACATCAATTACATATTCTACTGCGTTACCATCTGTAATTCAAACAGGAAACACCTATACACAATATAATGGTGGTGTGTCAACAATTAGTGCACAATTATATAATCAAATTCAAACAATCATAAATAACTCAGGTACAACATCAGGTGCATCCGCTTACATTTTTGGAACTGTTGCTACCTCTGATTATGATTCATTGTTGTCAGGATATACTGCTCAAACAAACGTTTATAATGTATCTGGACTTTCGGTATATGACGCAGACTTTACATCTCCAAATGATGATACTTGGTATTACGCAAACTTTGATATAACAACAGGAGATACTTATACGGGTTATTCATTCTACAACGTAGTATCTTCAATTACTAGTGCAGGTTCAGGTGTTTATACTGGTACAATAACAGGTAAGACTTATACATATTCAGGTACTGCATATGAAGGTTGGAATGACGTAGTTGTTGCAACTTTACGTTCAAGAGGTATTTCGTTATTCACAACTGACCTTCACGGTCCACAATATCAAATAACAGGAACAACTGATGTTATATTAGATAATTCAGGTTCTTATTCAGGAATTTCTCAAAACCCATTCGCACAATTTGCAATCTCAGGTTATACTGACAACGCTGAAACACCAGCTTCATTCTCATTTGTTACTTCAATGAATAGTAATGATGCTAACTATATTACTAAAGTATTTGGTATTTCTAACTTTGGTAAGAATAGAGTTGAAACACCATTGTTTGTTGAAGAACAATTCCAAACAATGTTAACTTATGGTTATAACAAAGGTTACATTAGAGGTATTAATTCATCTTTGATTAGTTTACCAGGTTTAAGAAACCCTGTTACAACAAATACAATTGCTAACTACTTAGAACAATACAAATCACCTGAATCACCTTGGGTTGTATCACAACTTTATGGTTCAACAGTTGAAAGATTATTTAAATTTTACTCAATTGCTGATGGTAATAGTGCAAACACTCAAATCAAAATTTCAATTCAAAATATTTCATTTAACAATTTAAGTTTTGACGTAGCGGTTCGTGATTTCTTTGATACTGATGCTAACCCAGTTATTTTGGAAAAATATACTAACTGTACTATGGACCCAACAACTAATAACTACATTGCGGTTAAAATTGGTACTAGTGATGGTGAGTACGCTTTGAATTCTAAATATATAATGTTGGAAATGGATGTTGATGCAAATCCTGAATCATTACCTTGTGGTTTTGAAGGATATGTAATAAGAAATTATGGTTCTGCAACTCCTCCGTTCCCTGTTTATAAAGTAGCATACAACTTCCCTGGTGAAGTAATTTATAACCCACCATTTGGTGTTGTTACTAACCCACCATTCTCTTATACTGGTTTTGATAACAAAGCGGTATCAGGTGGTGATAGAGTAAGAAGTACATATTTGGGTATTTCATCACAAATTGGTTATGACCCATTATTTTTTGAATATAAGGGTAAACAAAAACCACTTGACTTGTGTGTTGAAAGTGATGCACCATCTTGGAACTATGTAACCAAAGGTTTCCACATGGATTCAGGAGCAACTGTTGTAAGTATTGTTACAGGTCCAACATCTGGTTCACCAGCATTTGATTGTGGTGTTGCTTCATTCCAAAGAGACCCTGAAACTTCAGCAAACCCTTACTACCAAATCCAAGCAAGAAAATTCTCTTTCTTATTACAAGGTGGTTTTGATGGTTGGGATATATATAACGAAAGTAGAACAAATACTGATAGATTCATATTAGGTGGTAGTGGATATCAAGCAGGAGCTTGTCCAACTACAAGATACCCTAACGCAACTGGTTGGGGAGCGTTTAAACCAATCGCAATCAGTAACTTTACTGACTTTGCAAATACTGACTACTACGCTTACTTGTTAGGTATTAACACATTCTCAAACCCTGAAGCAGTAAATATAAATGTATTTGCAACACCTGGTATTGACTATGTTAACAACTCAAACTTGGTTGAGGATTCTATTTCTATGGTAACATTTGATAGAGCAGATTCAATCTACATTTGTACAACACCTGATACAGCAATGTTTGCACCTGTAACAAATCCTGCTGATTTTATTTACCCAACTGAAGCGGTTGACAATTTAGATAACACAGGAATTGACTCAAACTACACAGCAACTTACTACCCATGGATTTTGGTTAGAGATACTGTAAATAACACACAGATTTACATACCACCAACAAATGAAGTTTGTAGAAACTTGGCGTTGACTGATAATATTTCATTCCCATGGTTCGCAACTGCGGGTTACACAAGAGGTTTGGTAAATGCGGTTAAAGCACGTAAGAAACTTACACAAGAAGATAGAGACACTTTGTATCAAGGTAGAATCAACCCAATCGCAACTTTCTCTGATGTTGGAACTGTAATTTGGGGTAATAAAACATTACAAATTGCTGACACAGCACTTAACAGAATTAACGTAAGAAGATTGTTATTACAAGCTCGTAAGTTGATTTCAGCGGTGGCGGTTAGATTGTTGTTTGAACAGAACGATGCTAAAGTAAGACAAGATTTCTTGGATTCAGTAAACCCAATCTTGGATGCAATCAGAAGAGACAGAGGTTTATATGACTTTAGAGTAACAGTAAGTAATTCACCTGAAGACTTAGATAGAAATACTATGACAGGTAAAATTTACTTGAAACCAACTAAAGCATTGGAATTCATTGACATTGAGTTCTTGATAACTCCAACAGGAGCATCATTTGAAAATATTTAATATTTAAATGATTAGAAAAAAAACATTAAACACCACATCGTCATTACTTGAAGGTTTTGACGATGTTGGTACGCCTGACATGAAATATTACGCCTTTGATTGGGATGATAATATCATGATGATGCCAACTAAAATTATCCTTAAAGATGAAAATGATAATGAGGTTGGTATGTCAACAGAAGATTTTGCGGAATACAGAAGTGAAATTGGTGTAAAACCATTTAATTACAAAGGTAGTACAATTGTTGGATATGCTGACGAACCTTTTCGTAATTTTAGAACTGGTGGTGATAAACAATTTAAAATTGATGCCATGAAAGGTAAACCAGGTCCCGCTTGGTCTGATTTTGTGGAAGCAATCAACAACGGGTCAATTTTTTCAATAATCACCGCACGTGGACACAACCCTGAAACAATAAAAGATGCGATTTATAACCTAATAGTTTCCGACCACATGGGTATTAATAAAGACTTATTAATTAAGAATCTTAGAAAATTCCGTGACTTTACAAATATGGAAGACAAATCGGATATGGAATTAATAAAAGACTATATGGATATGAACAAATATTATCCCGTTAGTTTTGGTACAGACGCAGGAGCTGCCAACCCCGAGGAATTAAAAGTCCAAGCAATGAAAGAATTTATTTCATATGTAAAAGGACAGGCAAAAGAATTGGGTAAAAAATTATATGTTAAAGATGATGTAAGAAATAATTTTGTTCCTAGTATTGGTTTTTCAGATGATGATTTAAAGAATGTAGAAGTAATGAAGAAGCATTTTGAAGATGAACCAGTTTTAAAGACTTATTCTACTGCTGGAGGAATTAAAACTAGATACTAAACGATGATAATTTTTAAAAAATTAAAGTAAATACAAAAATTTTTAAACAACGAGTATTTATAGATAAATAAACTAAAACAAAAAACTAAAAAGAATATACCATGGCTGATTTATTAATGAAAATGCCGGTTCCTTACGAACCAAAAAGAGCGAACCGATTTATACTAAGGTTTGACACAAGTTTAGGTATTAATGAATGGTTCGTAGAATCATCAGGAAGACCAAGTATTGATATTAACCCTGTTGAGATACAATTTTTGAACACTTCTACATATGTAGCGGGTAGATTCAAATGGAATCCAATCTCAGTTAAATTCCGTGACCCAATTGGTCCATCAGCAACACAAGCTCTTATGGAGTGGGTTCGTTTACACGCTGAATCAGTTACAGGTCGTATGGGATATGCTGCGGGTTATAAAAAGAATGTTGACCTTGAAATGTTGGACCCAACAGGTGTTGTTGTGGAAAAATGGATTCTTGAGCAATGTATGATTACAAAATCCACTTGGGATAACGTATCATATAGTGATGACAAATTAGCAGGATTGGACGTTACATTACAGATGGACCGTTGTATTTTGGTTTACTAATTTTGTATTTATTTTTATATTGATAAATTAATTTAATACGGTATATTTAACACAGGGTCTATTCCCTGTGTTTTTTTTTATGGACGAAAATTTATTACAATATGCACAACAAGAATTTAACTTACCACATGATGTGGTAAAATTACCATCTGAGGGTAAATTCTACAAATCAAAGAAAAAATCTGTTAAGGTTGGTTATTTAACCGCCGCTGATGAGAATATTATCATGGCCTCAAACCCTGATGATATGATTATGACCTTGGTTCGTTCAAAATTGTATGAACCGGATTTAAAACCTGATGAACTGTTAAACGGTGATATTGAAGCTATTTTGATATTTTTGAGAAACACATCTTTTGGTCCTGAATATAAAATTAGTATTAATGACCCTGAAACTGGAAAAAGATTTTCTGCTGATATATTGTTGGATGAATTAGATTTTAGAAGACCATCAACTAACCCGAACGAAGATGGTACTTTTGATGTTGTGTTACCAAAGTCACAAGCATCCGTTAAATTAAAACCACTTTTATATAAAGAAATTCAAGAGATTAATAAGGCCGCTGACTCATATCCTGCTGGAAGGGTTGCCCCAAGAGTGACTATGAAACTTCAAAAACAAATTTTATCTGTAAATGGTGATACAACACCAAGTACGATTATTAAATTTATTGAAGGATTACCAATTATGGATTCAAAATTCATTAGAAAATTTATTGATGAAAATGAACCAAGATTAGACCTAACCAAATCAGTTATAGCCCCGTCAGGAAACAAGGTAGATGTTGAAATCGCCTTTGGGGTTGAGTTTTTTCGGGTTTTCTTCTGATTATAGGAAATTCCAATTAGACGAATTTTTTATTCTGAGCCGAGATTTACATATGTCTTGGACAGATTTTCAAAAAATGCCTACATATGCCCGTAGGTATATGGTGGACAAATTAATAGAATCTTATCAAAAATAAGTTTTATTCTATTTATTAGAATATGCAGGCAGCTACAGGAAATACCGCCACAACTACACAGGCAGTAATCAATGATTTAACCAGAACTATTAATCAGGGTTATGATAATTGGTTATCTAGAACAAAAGTATTAGAACAAGAGTTTTCAAACTTTAATGCAAAACTTGCAGGTACTTTTGGTCAAACACAAATGGCCATCAGAAGTCTAAATGTTGAGTTGGCGGTTGCAACACCAAGAGTTACAGGATTAGGGGGTTCGTTAACAGATGTAACAAATATACAACAGGGTATTGCCGAAAGTTTAAATACTAATGTTATTACTCTTGGGGAAACTGTTGGTGAATTATATGCTGCGGGTCAAGCGGTAGGTGTTAGTTCTAGCGAAATTGGTGGTATGGTAAAGGGATTCCAAGATGCGGGAATTCAAACCGGAAATATTAGAGACAATATCCAACAATCAGTTGACATTGCCAGAAAAGTTGGTGTCAATACAAGTGCTGTGTTTAAACTTGTTGGTGATAACTTAAGTAATATTAATAAGTATGGTTTTGAAAATGGGGTTGCGGGGTTGGCTAAAATGTCGGCACAGGCTGCGGGATTACGTATTAATATGAATGAAATATTTGGATTTGCTGAAAGGGTGTTTAACCCCGAAGGTGCTGTAGATATGGTGTCTACATTCCAAAAGTTGGGAGTTGCCGCTGGTGATTTAGCGGACCCATTTAGATTAATGTATTTAGCGTCTGAAGATACTGCTGAATTACAGAATCAGGTTGTAAAAATGACCGAAAAGTTTACATACTTTGATGAAAAAACAAAAGAGTTTAAAGTTTTTCCAAACGCCAAACGTGATTTAAGAGAAATTTCAA